TCGTTTTCAATATCCACTTTTCCTTTCACATCAAGGATCTTTGCTTGATCATTGGCTGCCAAAGTAACTGCGGATATTTCATAAAGTTTGACTTCCGTAATTTCACGATAATCATCCTTCATTTGTTTTTGTATTGGCAAAATGCCAACTGAATTTTCAGTGACAATTCCCGCTTTCATAAGTTCAAGCGCATCATTGCCAAGTGTTGTTTTTGGTATTTCGGCAACAAACATCAATCCTTTGTCATCCTCATACATTTCTTTTATTTTTCCAATGGGTTTATCCATTTTGTGTTGCCATAAGTAACGCACACGCTCACCATTTTCCTGAATGGTTTTTTGATACGCTCCTTTTGCAATCACATCCCCATCGGAATCCTTATTGCCAAAATAAGATCCGTATCCTTTAACGATTCCCATTTTTTCATCGATGTCAGCAATTTCACCCATTGGTGAAGCTTTATAAATCATTGCCATATTAAGTCAATTTTGTACAAATATAGTTATTATTCATCATTCAAGATTTGTTGTACCGCAGCACCGCTCAAACCAAATCCAATACTTTCAAACTCACCAATTGCTTGTGCCTCATCCATTGGGAATGGAAACACGCTGCATCTACAATTCACAACATTTCCCGCTGATGCACCCAATGATGAATCCGCAGGATGTCGCATTTGTTGCCCTTGAACGCTGAATGTTTCCTCAAATTTTACTTGCACACCATTCATCACAACGTGATCAAAATCATTTGGAGGAATGGAGCGTGTCCGCCCATCATTGCCCGAAACCCATTCTTTCATCATTTGTTGTGCGGGAAATATAGTTGTTGCGGATTGCAATGTGCCATAATTAGCAGCATTGGTTGTTTCAGTACGCACCAATCGGAGTGCTTGATTCCTTGAATATAGATTTGTTTGGCGCAATATCACATTACGCTTTTGCCTTGCTCCGAGTGCTGCAAATGCAGAATCTTGCATATTGGCACGTAATATCCGCTGCATTGTTTTCTTTGCAGTTCCTTGCACAAGTACAATCTTTGCACCTGCATTTTGTTGAGCGTATTGTCCGAATAGGTTTTGCCATTCCGATTGAAATTGATTTGGGTTAATTCCTTTTTTTAAAAAACGATCAAAGTTCCTTGCATACCAATTGGCAAACCTCATTCCAGTTTGCACATAAAGTTGCTGATATATTTTTTTGAAACCCTCCGCTTTGAATATCCCTTGCACATCAATTGTGCCTTGTTGCAGAAAAGCATCAACACCCTTTTCATATTCCGATTGATAAAACCTTTGCACCGATCCGATGATTGCCTTTTCCGCTTTGCGCATTTCGTTTTCAAATGCACCTTGCCAATTGGCTTTCACTTGTTTTGAAAGGATGCCATTCTTTTGTGTTGGCATTACTATCTTATTGAGTTAATTGTTTTTTGTATTTCATTCAAATCAACTTCCAACTTGAATGACAAATCCGCACTCCATTGCCTCACTGGTTTGTTGCCATTATATATCACAACAATTGGAACGGTTTGAATTTCTTTTTTAAGCGATTGAGGTTGATCCTCAAGCCAAGCAAATTGAACTTTGCAACCAATCAAATTTTTAAGATTGATGTTGTTTTGTTTATTCCACTTTGCATTGATTTGCATAACTGTAATACTTTTATTTTCAACTGGATTTGGATTCACGCTTGATGGTGAAAACAACAAAGCCAATATCAAAATAAAAGTTCTCATTTTAATTTGTTTTCAATTCGTACAATCTTGCTTCAATGGTTTCAAGTTTTTCAAAATTCTTTTCAATGAGTTGTCGGTTGCTCATTATTTCGCTGCGGATGGCATTATCTTTCAAATCATATTCAGCACGTGAAATCACTGGAGCGGGTTGTTCCATCGCTTCTTTGACTTGTGCTTTTAAATCAAAGTAAAATGCAGTTGCAGTGAATAATGAAACCGCCAATGCAATGATTGTTTCAATTGACAATGTGAATTTCGTTTGTTTAGATATTTCAGTCATTACTATCTTTTTTTACCTTGACCACGTTTCTTTTTTTTGTACCCTTTTTGCCCTTTGGATGCGTTCTTTGAATGCACTCCTTTGCGTTTCTTTTTTGGTTTTTCAATAACCGATTCGATGATTCTTAATTTAGCCATTGCGTAACTCCTCCATTTTTTTGATTGCCCAATCTACACCCGCAGTGCCACCCCATAAGTTCCAAGCAACGAATCCACGATCTTTCCACGGTTCATCCTTGTACTCATCAGCAATGGTTGCATTGTCACGATGCCTGTTGAATTGTGCCATCCTTGAAATCACATCCACACTGATCGGTTTTCTCGCTGCCAACATCGATGCTCTGCGCCAACCGAGTTCAGTGCCTCCCTTAACTTCATCACGCCCATACTTTTCCCGCCACTCAATCATTCGCTTTGCGTTGTTGGTTGCGGTTTGAGGATAATCATCATACATTTCCGCTTTGCTTTCCTCCTTGCTTGATAGCGGATGCCCTTCGGGAAATAAATCCGTATCGTGTTTGCCTGATTTGAAACGCTCATTGCGCATTGCATAAAGGAATGAATTCACTCTTGCGTATGCCCATTGATCGGATGATGTTACTGATGGGCGCACTGATGATGGATTTGTATTGTAAGCACCAACACCACGCTCAAACACTTTCACAAGCATTCCAAGTGTGACACGCTTTTTTGGATTATCACCATATTCCTCGTTGTGTTCATCAACTTTTTTTTGCAATCCCTTTTCCACTGCATCGGAAACATCCTTTTGTTCCTCTATTGATGCAATGGCATCCTCATATTCCTGATGCGTTGCAAATGGCATATATACAACCTCACCATCAAATTCGTGTTCGTGGTATCCATCACCACCCAATTCATTGGCACGTGCAATGGCTTCATCAATAGTTGTGTACACATCCGCCATTCCCTGCACCTCCGCTTTCACTTCGATATTCCAAAGTGCCTGTTTGATTAGTTGCTTTTCCTCCTCAATATCAATTTCATCAATCGGATCTGGAATTGGCATTTCGTTTGTTTCAATTGGCAAAAGGTTTGCAGGAATGTAATAATTATCAAGCGCATAGTTTTCCTCATCAACACCATAATTCATCACCCTTCTTTTTTCGTTTGGAGTTACCCACCACGCTTTTGAAAGTTGATCAACAACCTTTTCATTTTCCTCTTGCAATTCTGGTATTGCGGAATAATCAAAATCAATGAATAATTTATCACCATACATTGGTGCTAACCATCGATTCAATTCATCACGTATCTTGTTGAGTTCAGGAATAACCGCATTTTGATACAATGCTTTTTTTGCCTCCTTCATATTGTTGTAGGTTGCAGATTCCGTATTGTTCAACAATTGTACTGGTACTGAATAGATGTTGCACAAATCCTTGATGGATGCATTGTATTGCTCAATGAGTGAAACATCCGCAGCATTCAATCCAAAGTTTACCCACGATAATTTTTTGGGAGTGATAATCACATCACCTGCATTGTCAGCACCTTGAAAGTTTTTGCGGAACTTATCTTTCAATTGTTGCGCTTGAACTTCATTCAAATCCCCTTCATCACTTGTAAGGATACCACGTGCAGTTTGATTTTGTAAGTATTTCACACCTGTTTGCACCGCTTCATTGTTGGTTGTCAGGGAACGCAATCCCGCCCTCAATGGTGATTGGCCATACAAATGCGATCCCGTTCCATCATAGTAAGGATTGAAATCCTTGATGTGGCATATATCCTCCGCAGGGATATCATAAGCACCTTGATATTCAATGCGATATTTTTGCACTGGTTGCATAATGCCTCCAGAAACGATTTCCATAATTTGTGACGGCATCACATAAAGTTCTTTGTATTTGCCCTTGTTCATTCCCGTTTCAGGTGCAATGCCATAAATATATCTGTTACCTGTTAGTTTACCAAAGGCAATGAGTTCACTGATCCAACTTGAATATGATTGCGCTGCATTTGGTCGCTCCAATAGCTGATGAAGTTCAGTGCCTTCCAATTCAACCATTGCATTTTTGCGAATGAGATTTGCTTTCAATAGCGATTGCGCATCCACTGATCCGCTTGTAAGCGACTTATATCGCTTCACTTCGTTTTCGTTTACCTTTTCATATATCTGAAATGGAATTGTTGTTGCAGCATTTGTGATGAGGTTTACAAGCGAATAGATAGTTGCATTCCTGCGATATCCATCCCGAATGTAAGTATCATCATTTTCGGGATTCCAAACAATGGATTCACCCAAAAATTGATAAATTGCTTTGTTATATTCCGCTGCGGTTTGTTGTGCGTTTTTGGTAATAAGATTCCTAAATCGATCCAGTACTGATGCCATCAATCAAAATTTTATCCAAAAATACAAATTTTAAATCACAAAGAAATCATTGCGATTTTTATAACGTGAATACGTTGCGTATCTTAATGCATCCATAAGGTGATTGTACTTATCAATTGGCTTGTTGATGATTGTGCCATCCTTTAATTCCTCCCAAAAATACATCTGTTGCTCCTTTTGCAGATTCTTTGATTCGCTTGAAACAATCACATCAAACTCCTTGATCAAACTTATTCCCGCATTGATTGATCCTGCGCCTTTGATTGCTGACTTTGCCAACACATCCATTTGGCGCAATTCCTCAATTGATTTTGGCTCCGCACTATCGCAATACATCAGCATTTGATTTTTGCCCTCACGTTTCAAGAATTCAGCAATGTCACGATTTGTCATTCCTTTGGAATACAACAACTCGTGAACATAAAGTTTCTCATTCTTTTTTGCCACCAAAAGGATCGCAGTTTGGTCGTTGGAAAATCCGAAGTCACATCCCAGATGCCAATCCAATTCGGGAAACTCCTTGAGCGGAATATATTCCCAATTTTGAAATATTTGCCTATTGGAAAACACCGCACGTTGCCCTTCACCATACACCCTCCAATAATCGGGATCACGATCCTTGATGCGCTCAATTTCATTCACCAATTCAGATGGCAAAAATTGGTTATCCTTGTAAGTTGTAACCGAAAGGAAACAATCATCACGCTCAATGATTTCATCATATATCCAATGCACTGGATCGGATGGATTGAAGTCAATTAGTATTTCCTCTGTTGTACGCATATTCAGCTGATTGAAATCCTCCCAATGCAATTCATTGCCCTCATTCAAAAAACAATGCGTTCTTTTGCGCCCTCTTATCTTTTGGCTATCATCAACGCTCAAGAATTCAACCAGATGATTTTTGTATTGGAATGTGTTTTCTGATTTGTTGTGATTGCCTTGATAATACAACCCCAAATTTTCAAGCAGCAAGATGAAGTCACGTTGCACCGATCCTTTCAATGCAGGGAGTGTTTTACGCACAATAGAAATCACCAATGGATCTTTGCGTGTTGTTAGCAAATAGATGAGGTATTGGCACAAGGCATACGTTTTCCCG